CGGAGCAGGTCTTCGAGGCTGCCAGCGGATCGATGTCGGGCCACAGCGCCGTGACGATTTTGGCCGGGAACCCGACGCGTACCAGCGGCACGTTCTTCGAGACGCACAATCGGTTGTCGCAGCACTGGCTGACGCTGCACTGGTCCTGCATCGACAGCAAGCGCGTGTCCAAAGAGTTTGTTGAGGAGATGAAGACCCGCTACGGGGAGGACAGCAACGCGTACAGGATCCGCGTGCTGGGCGAGTTCCCGCTGGGTGACGACGACACGATCATCCCCCTGCATTTGGCGGAGGCCGCCGTCGAGCGGGACGTGGTCGTGTCGTCCAACATCCGCCCGGTGTGGTCGCTGGACGTCGCCCGCTTCGGCAGCGACAGGACCGTGCTGGTGCGCCGCACTGGCAACGTCATCACGGATATTGAGGCGTGGCAGGGGCTGGATCTCATGGCCACGACGGGCCGCGTGAAGGCCTACTACGACGCCCTCATGCCGAACCAGCGGCCCGTGGAGATCTTGGTGGACAGCATCGGCCTCGGGTCGGGTGTCGTGGACCGCATGCGCGAACTAGGCATGCCCGTGCGGGGGATCAACGTCTCCGAGGCTCCCGCCTTCGGCAGCACATACACCAACCTGCGGACGGAGTTGATCTTCCGCGTGCGTGGCTGGCTGGAGCAGCGCACGGCCAGACTTCCGAAAAATCCGGCGCTTTTATCGGAATTGACGTCGATCCGTTACAGCTTCGGATCGACGGGCAAGGTGAAGGCCGAGAGCAAGGACGACATGCGTCGCCGTGGGCTACGGTCTCCCGACTTGGCCGACGCGGTGTTTCTCAGTTTCGCCGGGGACGCGGCGACGGCCTTGGGCACGCCGACGGGCAACTGGAGCCAGCCGATCCGGCGCAGGCTGAAGGGCGTGGCGTGATATAGCCAAAGGCGCGTCGATCTGGTAGCATGCCGCGAAACGCGGAGGCGAGCATGCAGGATAAACGCTTTTTGGGTCTGATGGACATGATCGACGGCGGCGGCATGGGTCGCGCCGGGTCGGAGTTCGAGGGCGGCCCGCTGTCGGGTCTGCTGAACGCTCTGGGCATCCGCCCGCAGGGGTACGCGGCACGCATGGAAGAGCAGCCTCGGTATTTGGCTGGCCCGGCCCCTATGACGCGCCCGGAACACATGCCGATGGCAGGGCCGTCGCCGATGCAGGATAAATCGACCGAAGAGTTGGTGGCCATGATCGAAGCGGCCTTGGGGCGTGCGAACAACAGTAGCGTCTACGGAACCCCGATCACCACGACGCCCCTCATGGAAAAGCAATCGCCCAACCGCTTCGCCCCGTCGTATTTCGGGATGGGTCCGCGCTGATGGCCGACCAGTTCGACCTGAAGGCGCTCTTGGACGCCCTGATCTACGCCGAGAGCGGCGGGGATCCGATGGCCGTCTCCAAGAAGGGCGCGGCTGGCCTGACGCAGCTTATGCCGGAGACGGCCATGAACCCGCGCGACGACGTCAGGAACGTCTTCGACCGGGCCGCCGAGCGTGGCTACCCGGTCACCGAGCGCACGCCTGCGGCGGCCCAAGGCCTGCTGTTCGAGCCTGATCTGAGCTACCTGATGGGCGACGATTACCTGCGCGCCATGCTTGATTTGACAGGCGGCGACATGGACCGGGCGTTGGCGGCCTACAACTGGGGTCCGACCAACGCGATGAAGTGGAACGGCAAGTTCGAGGATCTACCCGAGCAGTCGCGGGATTACATCCCCAAGATCCGCGCGAAATACGAAGAACTGACCGGGTCGGCCCTGCCGAGGACGGGAACATACGGCACACAGCTTGTGACGTCACCGAGACCACAGCGGCGGCCTATGGGCCTGCTGGCGATGCAGTAAGAGGCGAATATGGCCGACGCACTTGAACGAGCAAACATGGAGCGCCAACTGGCGCAACAGATGCTGGCTTTATACGAAGAAGATTTGGCCGCGCGGAGAGGTGTGCCGAGACCTAGGACAGCGCCGCAGCGGCCCAGCCTGCTCGACATCGGCGGCATCGGCGACAGGCTTGATTTCCTGAACGAAACATTCAACCCGGTCGAAGCTATCGGCGGCGCCATGCGCGCTGGCGGGCGCATGATGTCACCCGGAATGGGCGGATACGACCGTTTGGCTGCTCTGGGAGACATGCTTTCCGGCGTGGCTGGCGTGGCTGGCCCTGCCGCCTTGGCGAGCCGCGCGGCGACCCCCGCCTCTGTGGCCGTCATGGAGGGCTTGCTTGGCGCATCGCCCACGCAACGGGCGGCCAGCAGCATGGCTCGCCGTTTTGTTTCCGATGAGAGCGGGGCGCTGCCTATCCCTCGCGCGCCGTTTGATATGGGCGGCGGCGCTGCCGCACCAACCGCAGCACCAAAGCCAGCAAAGCCCAAAAAGGGTGCGCCGCTTCCCGAAGCTGACCCGTCTGGCCCGTTTGCCCGGCGGGAAGACCCGCGCTACGTCGGGGCAGCGCCGGATCGCAGCGAAATCAGCTTCCTACGCTATCAGCCGAAGTCGCCGACGCCCCGCGTTGAGCGGGCGCTGGCCGCCTTGCGCGACCCGAACAACCCGGTGCGCGCAGACATGTTTGACACCATCCGGCGCGGGATGTCGCCGGATATCCGTGGTCAAGACTGGTACAACACCGAGGAGCTTCGTGACTGGTTTGTCGGCCAGTTGGGCGAGGAAGCTGGCAACGCTGAGTGGTCGCAGTTCATGGACCTGATGGGAGCTGGCAGCCCGATGTCCAACGTCCCTGCCAACATCAAAAGCGCGTCGGCGATGCGTAACCGTCTGGCGACCGACCCAGAATATGCGGCTGGCCTGCTCGACATCACGAACCTTGAAGATGCTCGCGCATACGGTCGGACCCGCCCAGCAGGATATGGGCACCAATCTCAGGGCTTGCAGGAGCTTATCCACGCGCGCCAACGGCAGGGTGGGTGGTCTGGAGCGCCAGAGCCGGGCGTCACTGGCGCTATGAGCAGCATGACCGACAACCCGAAGCCAAAGGGCTTTACCAACAGCCTGAAGGGCAACGCCCGCAACATTGCGGCCGACCTGCACTTCACCCGGTTTATGGCTATGGCCAGCAACGACCCAGAGTTCCTGTCGGGGCAGGCAGGCATCGGCAAGGCGGCGGCAGACGCGATCAGCGCACGCTTCCCCGACGCGGCCAAGTACATCGCGGTCAAGGATGTGAAGGGCAAACCTGTCATCACGTTCAACGCCAAGAAGGCGGTCAAAGACGGCGCGGCAGACCTTCAGGGTCTGCAGGAGTTCGACATCCCGTCTCTCTACGCAGACAAGCCAAACGATGCAGAGTACGCGCATTTTGAGGCGTTTATGAAGGAAGTTGGCGACGAGCTTGGCATGACGCCCGCACAAACGCAGGCGGCGCTCTGGATGGGCGCGGCAGATCGCACCGGGCTTGACCAGACCAGCCGTGGCACCTTCATGGACCTGTTCCGCCGCCGCGTCGGAGAGCGTGCCGCAGAGACTGGCAGGACGTTTGACGACACGCTGCGCGACTTCATCCAGAACAAGGGCCTGCTGTCTATCCCCGCCGGGGCTGGCCTTCTCGCCATGTCGCCCGAAGAGGAGCAATACTGATGCCACTGAAAAAGGGATCGTCCGCGAAGACAATTTCTGCTAACATCCGCACCGAGATGAAGGCGGGCAAGCCGCAGAAGCAGGCCGTGGCCATCGCGCTGAGTAAAGCCGGGAAGGCCAAGAAGGGCAAGAAATGACCATTGCAACGTACGCAGATCTGCAAGCTAAGTTTTGGGAAGAACTTGATTACGACCCCAAAACTGGCCGTATGGCGTGGAAGAAATCCGGGCGCGGACGGTTTAAGCGTGCTGGTGCGTTGGCCGGAGGGATGCGACCAGACGGGTACTTGTCGATCTGCGTGGACGGGGAGCAGTGGCTCCTGCACAGAGTTGCGTGGATCATGTCATATGGAAGCGAGCCGCCTGCGGTCATCGACCACATCAACCGCAACAAAGGCGACAACAGGATTGAAAACCTGCGCGACGGGACCAACGGCGTAAACGGAATAAACGCAAAAGCTCATAAGGACTCCCCTTTTGGTATTGCCGGGGTGCGACCCGCTTCCAAGGCGGGCAACTTTCAGGCATACGTTGCCACAAGGGGCGGCTTCAAGTCGTTCTACCACGGCCCAGACTTTTTTGAGGCTTGCTGCGCTCGAAAATCTTGGGAAGCGAAGTTTTTTAGAGGTGCCGCATGAGCTTGGCCACATACTCTGATCTGCAATCTGCCATTGCAGATACGCTTAACCGGGAAGACCTGACGTCGGCCATCCCGACATTCATCAAGCTGGCCGAGGCCCGCATCAGCCGGGATCTGCGCCACTGGCGCATGGAGACGCGCTCGACGGCCGAACTGGACACGCAGTACAGCGCCATCCCGTCGGACTTCCTGCAGCCCATCCGCCTGCAGATCACCGACGCTCCGACGGTTGAGGTGTCGCCGATCAGCACGGCGCAGATGCTGCAACTGCGAACCGACCGCAACGACCGCGTCGGCCGCCCGACGAATTACGCGCTGACGGCTGGCGGGCTTGAACTGTATCCGACCCCGGATTTGACCTACAACGCCTCGCTGGTGTACTATGCACGCGTGCCGACGCTGTCGGTCAGCAACACGACAAACTGGCTCCTGACTGAGGCCCCCGACGTCTACCTGTACGGCGCGCTGGTTCACTCCGCACCCTACCTGAAAGACGACGCCCGCATTCAGGTCTGGGAGGCTCTGTTCGCGCAGGGCATCAACAATTTGAACACAAGCTCCAGCGATGCCAAATACGGCGGATCTGGCTTGGTAATGAGAACCAAACGAGGTGCGCCATGAGCTTTACCAACGACCTTGAGACCCGCGTACTTCAGTGGGCTTTGACTGCCGGATCACCAACCCGCCCGACGGCGTGGTACGTCGGTCTCTTCACTGCGGCACCCGGCGAGACTGGCGGCGGCACCGAGATATCGGGCAATGCCTACACCCGCGAGGCCGTGACGTTCACGGTCAGCGGCAACTTGGCGACCAACGACGCGGCCATCGAATGGCCGACGGCGACGGGTAGCTGGGGCACGATCACCGACGTGGCCGTCTTCGACGCATCCACGGGCGGCAACATGTTGGTCTACGCCACGCTGACATCGTCGAAGACTATCTCGACGGGCGACGTCCTCCGCATCCCGGCGGGCGATCTTGACGTCACTCTCGACTAATAGGTGAATGAATGGCGACCATCGTAACGCGGGCCGGGAAGGGTTCGCCTCTCACGCACACCGAGGTGGACGCCAACTTCACCAACCTAAACGATGAGGCGGCCACCAAGGCCCCTCTGGCTTCACCCGCGTTGACGGGTACTCCCACAGCCCCGACGGCTTCTGTAGGCACGAACACCACGCAGTTGGCGACCACGGCTTTTGTGAATGCTGAGATTGCGAATGACATTACGGGCAAGGCCGATCTGGCCTCTCCGGCATTTACTGGCGTGCCCACGGCTCCGACAGCCTCTGTGGGGACCAACACCACGCAGGTGGCCACCACGGCATTCGTGAATGCTGAGATTGCGAATGACATTACGGGCAAGGCCGATCTGGCATCCCCTGCGTTCACTGGCGTGCCCACGGCCCCTACGGCAACGGTCGGGACCAACACCACGCAGTTGGCCACGACGGCATTTGTCATCGCCAACGCTGGGTCGCTAAACTCTCCCGCATTTACTGGCACCCCGACCGCTCCGACAGCCTCGGTCGGGACGAACACGACCCAGTTGGCGACCACGGCTTTTGTGAATGCCGAGATTGCAAATGATGCTCCTACCAAGACTGGCGGCGGGGCCTCGGGGACGTGGGGTATCAATATCAACGGCACGTTTGACAGCTCTGCTCGAAGCTACTCCCGCGAGTGGATTGAGATGCCGAACCACACCGGGCTGTACTCCGGCATTAACGGCGCGCACTTCTATCCAAACAACGCATCGTATGGGCCGTGGAGGGTTGACGGCTCTAGGAACGGCTGGGGAGGCATTGAGTTTGGATATAGCGGCGTCTCGCTCATGCAGTCGTCGGATGGCAATAATTCCGGATTCCACAAAAACAGTCACGGCTGGCAGTTTTACTGGTCAAGCGGCACTCTTACCTGCTTCAAGAACACCTACGGCGGCGGCACTGGTGCCACGGTCCTTGATAGCGTCAACTTCGGCGGCATCATCGGCGGCATGGGTTACGGGGCTGTGGGTACGTATGGGTTGTTTCAGTGTATAGGCGCAGGCCAGCGAGGAGGGGGGTCAACTGTTTCTGGGTCATCGCTGTATCCAACCAACGCATTCTCTTACAGCGTGGCTGGGTATGCCTCAGTCTATGGAACTCCTTCCGGCACTTGGAGACTTATGGGGTCTACTGGGTATTACTCCGGGACCGTTGCTCTCACTCGTGAAGATATGCACACATCAGTCTGGCTAAGGATTTCCTGATGAACTACCGCAACGCAAAGCGCCTCGCAAACGGCTGGATCGACTGCGAGATTGAGCATGAAACCTACGGTTGGATACCGTTCACCTGCGACCCCAACGATACCGGGGCCTTGTTCGACTCGGCCGCGCTTCACGCCGCGATGGGTGCAGACCCTGAGACTGCGGCATATGTCCCGCCGACGCAGGCAGAACTTGATGCAGCAGCGGCCACCGCAGTCCGCCAGCAACGAGACACCCTCCTCGCAACTCAGGTTGACGCCATCGTCAGCAACCCGCTCCGCTGGGCTGATCTGAGCGCGGAGAAGCAAGGCCAGTGGGTCACTTACCGCCGTGCGCTGCTTGACATCACCACGCAAAATGGCTTCCCGCACGACATCGTATGGCCTGTCGCGCCGCAGTGACGGCTGGCGTCATATCTGATAGGGTAGAAAAACCTAGCCACAGAGGAATGCGGCATGTCGTTCCCGTATTACGTCGAGCCTGAATACTGGGTTGAAGGCTACGCCGAGGGCGACGCCAAGCTAGTCAGCGCGGCCGCATCGGCCCTAGCGTCGGCCAGCGCGTCTTCGCTTGTCCTTTTAGGCGCAGAGGCGCAGGCGGCTGTAGCATCCGCCGCATCTGGTGCCGCGCAGGTTATCAAGCAGCCAGCCGCCTCGGCGAATGCTGTGGCCACGGCCACGGCCAGCGCAGAATTGATTATGCAGGCCAGCGCGACCGCTGCGGCTGTTGCTGCCACTCAAGCCTCGGGGAACCGCATTGCCCAATCGTCGGCTGCGCCGACAGCGTCATCTGTCGTCACGGCGTCGGTCGAAAGAATATTTCTGGGAGCGTCAAGCGTCTCCGTCCTCAGTGGCACCACCGCGTCGGCCGGGGCCATCAGATTTGCCAGCGCGTCTTTGTCACCTCAGTCAGCTTCCGCCGTCGCAGCGCAGCGGATACTGCAGCCGAGTGCCACATCTTCTGCTACATCTGTGGCATCTGTTGCAGCAACGCGCATCCAGCAGCCTAGCATCACGATTGCCGCGACCAGCGCGACCACGGCCGTTCCCACTGCTGTGTATCAGGACAGCGCGAGCGTATCCGTCCAATCCACAATCGTCGCGTCTGCGGAGCGTATTTTGCTGGGTAGCGCAGCCACGGCTGTTCATGCTATCTTCACCGCGAGAGCCATCCGCAAGTGGGAAGGCAACACACCGCAGGCCGAGGTTTGGACAGCGCAGGCAGTCACGGGCGACGATTGGACGCCAGTGTCGGCAGACAGCGCAGGCTGGACCCCGCAATCGGTGCAGAACGAGACTTGGACACCCGCATCGTCGTCTGGCGCGACGTGGACGCGGGCAGCGTGAGGTAAGAAATGGCTGACACGACAACCACCACATACGGCCT